TATCATTTTGATAATTGTAAAAAGAAAGTGAATACATTATGCGTTTCCACCTTTTAGGAATTCCCCATACAGTAACAAGTAAAGAATATAATGCGTGCGCTTATACTCAGAAGATTGTTAAATTTGGTAAAATGATGAAGGCTCGTGGTCATGAGATTATACATTATGGACATGAAGAATCAGTATTAGATTGTGATGAGCATGTTACCGTTTTATCCACGGATGATTGGAAAAAAACTTATGGTGACCATGATTGGCGTAAACACTTCTTTAAATTTGACATGAGTGACCACGCCTATCAAACATTCTTTAAAAATGCAATTGAAGAAGTTGGTAAACGAAAACAAAAACACGATTTCATTTTACCTTTTTGGGGAGCTGGCGTAAGGCCGGTTTGTGATGCACATCCTGATATGATTTGTGTTGAACCAGGAATTGGATATCCAGGTGGCAGTTGGTCCCAATGGAAAATATTTGAATCGTATGCCATTCATTCAGCATACTATGGTTTAGAATCTGTTGGCACCTGTAATGAATCCTGGTACCACACGGTGATACAAAATTATTTTGATCCCGATGATTTTGAATATGCACCAGAGAAGAAAGAGGATTACTTTCTGTTTCTCGGTAGAGTATATGAAGGCAAAGGAATTAACATCGCCGTGCAGGCTACCGAAGCCATCGGTGCCAAACTGATTATTGCCGGTCAAAACTCACTTAAAGAAATGGGTTATACCGAAACACCAGCTCATGTTACTGAAGTTGGTTATGCCGACATAGAAACCAGAAAACGGTTAATGTCCAGAGCCAAAGGTGCTTTTGTTGCCAGTCTATACAATGAACCTTTTGGAGGCGTTCAGGTTGAATGCCTTTTTTCAGGTACTCCGACTATCACCACAGATTGGGGTGCGTTCACCGAGAACAATATTCACGGCCTGACTGGTTACCGCTGTAGAACCTTTGAACACTTTACATGGGCTGCTAAGAATATTGGTAATATTAAGCCACAAGCCTGTAGGGACTTTGCGATAAATAACTTCAGTTTAGATGTGGTAGCACAGAAATATGAAGAATATTTTCAGTCGGTACTCAATGTTTATAATGGTAACGGATGGTATGAAAAAAATGATTCTCGTACCGAATTAAACTGGCTGAACAAATACATTCCAGCATAAATATAAGATAAGCAACCTTGGGGAAAGTGAACCTTGGCAACAAACAGCTCTAACTTTGTCGTAAAAAATGGCCTTACCGTAGGTAATACTGCGGTCATTGCAGCCAATGGTGCTTGGACAGGTGCAGCTACAGGTTTACAAGGTGCTACTGGTGTTACAGGTCCGACTGGACCATCAGGTCCTACAGGTTCAACCGGACCAACCGGCGCAACAGGTCCAGCAGGTGTAAATGGTGCTACAGGCGCCACAGGTATTATCGCACCATGGATTTACATCACATCAAATACTAACGCAGTTGCAAATTCTCAATACATTGCTAATACAGTAGGCGGTGTATTCACTCTCACACTTCCATCAACACCAGTTTTAGGCACCACAGTTGTTGTAACTGATGGTGGTAATTGGGCTAATAATAATCTTACAATTGGTCGTAACGGAAATACAATTGAAGGTGATGCTTCTGATTTAATTTGTAACGTTGGTCAAGTAACTATCAATTTAATTTATGATGGCAACACATGGCAAACCACTGCAACGATTGGTGCCATGGGAGCCACAGGTCCGACAGGAGCAACCGGTGTTACAGGTCCTACTGGACCGACAGGGTTAACAGGACCTACAGGCCCAACAGGACCAACTGGACCTACGGGTGCTACAGGTGTCACAGGACCAACTGGTCCTACTGGACCTAGTGGGCCAACAGGACCAACAGGAGCCACAGGTGTAACAGGACCAACAGGGCCTACAGGACCAACCGGTGGCCAAGGTGCTACTGGCGCTTCACCTTGGTTACTGAGTGGTTCCGATACTTCTTATGCAGCAGGTCGAGTTAATATTGGTGGTGGCACTTATAATAATAATCAAATATTTCAAATAGCCAAAGCAGACGGTGAATTAGGAATGTCAATTAATTGCCAATCAACAAATGGCAGACAATGGGAATTAATTTCAGGAGGATCTGGTGGTGCTTTTTCTGGAGGACGTTTTGGTATCTATGATAGAAGTGGTAATAACGCATTAACTCATTACGTAGGTACCACTGGTTCAACAGCTGGAGGAACAACAGGAATAGGAGTCGGTTTCAGTCATGCTGGTATTTGGATTGACCGAGGTTGGTCCGATAATCCATCAATTACTGTTACTTCTACAAGTGGGCCAGGAAATACCAATCAAGGCACATTGAGAATTCACGGTACAAATGCTACATATGCAAGTTATCCAGGTGCTTCTGGTAGTGATTTTTCTTGTAATCTTCAGGTTGATGGAACAATAACAAGTTCAGACCGGCGTAAAAAAACTCAAATTGAAAATATTAATAATGCATTAAATGTAATCAAACAATTGCAAGGAGTATCCTACTACCTCGTAAATTCAAACTTACAAATTCAAGAACATATGTCTGATGCAGGAGGCCGTAAATTTGGTTTTATTGCTCAAGACATGCAATCTGTTATACCAGAAGCGACCATAGAACATGAAATGCAACCCAAAGAAAATGGTTGGTGTGATGCTTTTGGTATTGATTATGGATCAGTTACAGCAGTATTACTTGAAGCCGTCAAAGAACAACAATCAATCATTGAGAGCTTAAAGGCTCGTATTGAAATATTAGAGAACAATCAATAAAATAAATGCCAAATTTAAGTAACCTAATCTCCTCTGCTATATCTGGTGCCACAGGTGCTGTAGGTCCTACCGGTCCAATAGGACCAACTGGACCATCAGGCCCAACAGGTGCAACAGGTTTACAAGGTAACGGAGGCCCGACAGGTCCTACAGGTCCTACTGGCCCAACAGGTCCTACTGGTGGTCAAGGTGCTACAGGTATTACGGGACCAACAGGTCCAACTGGTCCTGTGGGACCGACTGGAGGACAAGGTGCTACTGGTGTCACTGGACCTACAGGTCCTACGGGTCCTGCAGGGCCAGCAGGTCCTACGGGACCAGGAGGTCCTACTGGACCTACAGGCGCTACGGGTTTAACTGGACCAACCGGACCAACCGGACCTACAGGACCAACGGGGCCTGCAGGTACTCCGTCTACTACATTTAATACAGTAGGAAGTTATGCAATGGCTGGATGGAACGGTTTACCAAGTAGTATAACTGCGGGAAGTAATTATTCTACTATGGCTGCAGCCTCTATTTTTACAGATAGTAACGGAACGGCTGGAAGAATGTATACATCAGGCGGACTTTCAGGAACATGGAAATGGATGGCTGCAAGCACACCCCAAAGTGGAATTAGTGAAGTAGCTGGTGTTATGTGTAGAGTTTCATAATTAGGATAATATATGTTTACACTTCAATACGCAAAAGACCCTGTTTATAATAATGAAGAAGGCACATCTATTCTTCTGATAATTAAATGGGAAGAATTTGTAGAAGAAATGCCGTTTAACGCAACTTCTTATGATCCAGAACCTCATGGTGTTGATTTATATAATCGTGCCAAAGCTGGTGAATTTGGGTCAGTCGCACCATTTGTATCAACAGTAGTACCAACAATTGATTTTGAACCTACACCAACAGAATAATTATGACTACAACTTATTATGAAGGCAGAATTTATCCAGGCTCGGTACCAGAGTTTAGATTGTTTGAAAAGGAAGATGGTACACAAGAGATGCAAGTAAGATATATTAATGCAGCAATGGGTTACACAGGCAAATGGATGCCTGTTAAGAAAGAAAAAGAAAAACAATAATAAATGGCAACCAATAACTCAAACTTTATTGTTAAAAACGGCCTAACAGTAGGCGGTGTAGAAGTTGTTTCTGCAAATGGAGCTTGGGTAGGCGCATCTTCAGGATTAATTGGTGCTACTGGTGTTACAGGTCCTACTGGACCGACAGGACCAACAGGCCTGACTGGTGCAACAGGATTACAAGGATTAACTGGACCAACAGGACCAACTGGTGCTACTGGTATTACAGGTGCAACAGGTGTTGCTGGTCCTACTGGACCAACAGGACCAACAGGCGCTACAGGTTTAGATGGTGCAACAGGCCCTGCAGGTATACAAGGTGCCACTGGTGTTACGGGTCCAACAGGACCAACAGGTCCAACTGGACCAACAGGACCAATTGGTGCTACAGGATTAACAGGACCAGCTGGAGCTACAGGACCATCTTCAATTGCAGCAATATCGGATCAAACAAATTCATCTACAGGTTATTTGGATTTACCTTCAGGTACAACAGCTCAAAGGCCATCAAATCCTCCTACCGGTGCAACCAGATTTAATACAACAATAGGTGCAATGGAAGTCTATTCGGGAACTGAATGGAGAGTTGTTTCTGATTACATTGTTCCTAATGCACCAACAATTGGTACAGCAACAACTACTGGAGGCACTACAGCAACAGTTACATTTACAGCACCTGCTGATAATGGTGGTTCAACCATTACTTCTTATACAGCAGTAGCCAGTCCTGGTGGACAAACAGGAACAATTTCACAATCAGGCTCAGGCACAATTACTGTTACAGGTTTAACAACGGGAACATCATACACTTTTACTGTTTTTGCCACCAACAGAGCCGGTAACTCAGCAAGTTCTGCATCTTCAAACAGTATAACAACTTGGAGTGTACCTAGTGCTCCAACAATTGGCACAGCCTCAACAGTTTTAACTCCTGGTAGTGCGACCTCGGCAACAGTTACATATACTGCACCAGCTAGCAACGGTGGCACAGCCATCACTTCTTATACAGCAGTTTCTTCTCCAGGCGGATTGACCGGTACTGTATCTCAAGCTGGATCAGGTACGATTACTGTTACTGGATTATCTCCAAATACAAGTTATACATTTACTGTATATGCTACTAATGCTGTTGGTAATAGTGCATCTAGTGCTGCATCAAATCAAATTACTACAAATACTGTTCCATCAGCTCCAACAATTGGAACAGCAACTACTGTAAGTGCAACAAGTGCTACTGTATCTTTTACTGCACCAGCAAGTAACGGTGGTTCTACCATTACTTCTTATACAGCAGTTTCTAGTCCTGGAAATATAACTGGTACAATTTCTCAAGCTGGTTCAGGTACAATTACGGTAAGTGGATTATCCGCAGGCACTTCATACACATTTACGGTATACGCTACGAATGCTCTTGGTAACAGTCCAAATTCAGACGCTTCAAATAGTATTACAACTTGGAGTGTACCTGGTGCTCCAACAATTGGTACGGCAACTGCTACGAGTGCTACAACGGCAACAGTTACATATACTGCTCCAGGAAATAATGGTGGTACAGCAATTACTTCTTATACAGCAGTTTCATCACCAGGTGGAATTACAGGTACAGTATCTCAAGCTGGATCAGGCACAATTACAGTAAGTGGTTTAACAGAAAACACTTCTTATACATTTACTGTATATGCCACTAATGGTGTTGGAAATTCTGCAAGTTCAGCAGCTTCAAATTCAATTACAACACCGATTGCCAACTATAGTGTAGAATATTTAATTGTTGCAGGCGGTGGTGGTGGCGGCCGAGGATATGACGGTGGTGGCGGTGGTGCTGGAGGTTATCGCACAGGCACTCAAGCTACAACAAGAGGTACAGGATATTCTGTGTCAATAGGTGGTGGAGGTGGAGGTTCACCAGACAACGGATCACAAGGATCAGCTGGAGGAAGCAGTTCAGTTTTTGGTATCACAGCAAACGGTGGTGGTGGTGGAGGTTCTTATCCTGACGGAGGTCCGTCAATTGGTGGTGGATCTGG